ACAAAAATAAAATGAAGAATAAAAATATTTTAATAGTTGGTGTTTGTGGTGTTGGCAAAACTTGGGTTATGAAAAAACTAATAGAAGAGTTACAATGCAATGCAAAAGAAAAAACAAAGCTTGTAAGGTATAACAAAAATGAAGAAAAAGGTATTAATATAATTGGAAACTACGATGGTTCTATGTTTGAAGGTTCTGATAAATTAGCCATGAATGTTTCTAGTTCTTTAGATTTATTTTTTGAAGAAAATGAAAATTCAAATTTTAATGTTTTTGAAGGAGATAGGTTTAGCAATGGTAAGTTTATACAAAAATTCAACCCATTGGTTTTGAAAATATTAGGTGATGGAAAAGAAGGTAGGGAAAAACGAGGTTCAAACCAAACAGAAAGGCATTTAAAAAGCATTACAACTAGGGTTAGAAACATAGATGCTGATATTGAATTTTTAAATTCTAGTCTAGCATTAGATTATATAAAAAATTATATTAGCTAAAAACTAAAATTATGAAATACGATATTCAAATTGGCGATTTAAAAATAACTTTAAACCATGAAATGTGGGAGGGGGAATTAAATGTTGATGAAATTACAAGCATAAATACATCTAATTTATTTGGAGAAGCAGTTACAATAAGTGCTTTAGTTAATAGAATTGGTTTGTTAAAAAGCGAATGTTCAAAAAATCTTGCAGAAAAAAAGTTGGAAATAAAGGTTTTTGAAAGTAGGTTTAAAACATTAAAAAGAAAAGAAGCATCATTAAACTCAAACAAGTATAAAATTGAATTAGATGGAGAGCTTATTGAAATTAAGTTAACTGAAAAATCACTAGAAACTTGTTTTGAAAATGATACTGATTGGATAAACCTAAAAAAAGAATACATTGAAATAGAATGCACTTTGGAAAAAATTGATGCATTGTATTGGGCAAGTCAAGATAAGGCTAGAAAACTAAATAATATAGTGCAAAGCGTTACACCAGAGGAAATGGAAAAAGGCTTGGTTCAAGGAAAAATAAACGGAATATTAATTAATAAATAAATGACAGAAAAACTAAAAAAAGTAGAAGAATTTAGCAAAGCATTTAATGTGCCAATAGGTAAAACACCACAATTGATAGGTAAGGAGCGAGGTCTTTTGAGGTGGGATTTAATGGAAGAAGAAAACACAGAGTACTTAGAAGCTGTAAATGAAGACAATATTATAGAAATTGCTGATGCTTTAGGAGATATGCTATATATTTTATGTGGTACTATCATAGAGCATGGAATGCAAGATATAATTCATAGTGTTTTTAATGAAATACATGATAGCAATATGAGTAAGCTAGGTGAGGATGGAAAGCCTATTTATAGAGAAGATGGAAAAATACTAAAAGGAGAAAATTATTTTAGACCAAATTTAAAAAAGATATTAAACAAATAAAGCGAAATTAAGGCAATCGTTTTTTTATAGAAAGTCCTTTAAACAATTATTTTTTAACAATTAAATTTTTATTATTATGGCACTAGGAAGTGTAAAAGAATCAAACAAAACTTATTTAACAGTAGCAGGAGGAAGAATTTGGAACAGAAAAGCAGATGAATCAGACCCAAATTATGCATCACAAGACTACACAACAATTGATGGAGATGTAAAACAAAGAACAGGAGCAATGTATGCTGATTTAACATCTACCATTGAGCTTGTAGAATTTAGAACTCACGACCAATATGGTGATTCTATAAACATTACATTTACCGATGATTACATTTTAAGTATTGGTATGAATAACCCAAATGCGCAAGGTATTATGAAAGCATTGCATTTGATTGATTTAACAAAACCACTTTATTTAAGACCTTATGAATTTGAAGATAAAGTTACAAAAAAGAGAGTAAGAGGTATTTACTTTGAGCAAGATGGAGAAAAGGTTAATTTGCGTGATTTTAAGGTTACGGACAAAAAGCTACAAAAAGATGAAAGTTTTTACAAAACTGCCACAAAAAAGCAGATTAAAAGATTCTTTGAAGATTTAGATGATTATCTTAGAGCAGAAGTAGAAGCAAATGTTATTCCAAAATTATTAAACCCAGTAAAAAAAGGTTTAGGAACTATTGATGAAGATATTGATTTGGAAGCACAATTAAATGATTTAGTTTAATTTTAAAAAGGGGTGGCGAAAGTCACCCTATTTTATTTTATGAAAAAAGCAAAATTTATAATTTTTAACGATGCACATTTAAAAACAGGAAACGAGCAAGAGGTTTTTGAAGCTTGTGTTTATATGTTGGATTACGCTAAAAAACACCAAATAAAAAACATTGTTTTTGCAGGTGATATGTTTCATAGTAGAAGTTTCCAAAGGCAATTTGTTTTAAAAACTTTTGATAGAATATTGGATAAATTTAAACAATATGGTATTAAATTATATTTGTTTGCAGGAAACCATGATAAAACATTATACAATAGTGAGGAGTCTTTTTTGGATGTTTATAGATTTCACCCAAATGTTGAATTTAATTATGACACAAAAGTTGTTGAAATAGAAGGTATATCAATTACATTATTACCATTTTTTACTGATGAAATGTTAGTGGAAAGAATATCAAATGCAAAGCCAACAGATATACTTATAAGTCATTTTGAAATGCAAGGTTCTTGTAACTTAGGAAATGTAAGTAAAAATGATTCAATAACCCAAAAATCTTTAAAAAAGTTTAAAAAGGTTTATTTAGGTCATTACCACAATCATCACGAAATAACAAAAGATATTGTTCATCTACCTAGTTTGTTGCAAAACAATTTTGGAGAAGATAATAAAAAAGGATTTGCTGTTATTTATGATGATTTATCATATGAGTTAATAAAAGGCAAGTTTAAAGAATTGAGTAAAATTACAATTAATTTAAACAAGCAATCAAGCGAGGAAATAAATAAATTAATAAACAAATACAAAGATAGTAACAACACCATAAGGTTTGAAATAACAGGAGAAAAAACAAAGGTAAAATCATTTGATACCAAAATTTTTAATGGTACAAATATAGGCTTTATAAAAACATATGAAGAAAAAGAAATAAACAAAATTGAATTAGAAAAAGTTAAATCAAAAAAGGTTTATAATAAAAAAGAAGTTCTAGGTGTTTTTGAAGAATTTTGTGATAGTAAACAATATGACAAAAAACAAGGATTAGAGCTTGTTAATAAATTAATAAAAGAATAGTTATGGCAAAAAAAATTAATAAAAAAATAGCAGATGCTATGGCTAAATTAGAAAAAAGATTTGGTGAACCAGTTATTCAAAAAATGAATGAACAAAATAGTGGAGCAGAAACTTATTCATCAGGTAGAGAAACGCTAGATGAAGCATTAGGTGGTGGATATGGAATGGGTAAGATTATAGAAATATATGCTGAAAGTGGTTGTGGAAAAACAGGTTTAGCATTAGAAGCTATTAGCCAAAGACAAAAAGAGGGAGGTACTTGTGCAATAGTTGATGCAGAACACGCTTTAAATTTAGAGTATTGCAAGGATATTGGTATTGATACGGATGAATTATATATTGTTCAACCAAGTGATGGAGAGCAAGGTTTTGAAGCATTAAAGGCAATGATATTAACAGGTCAATTTAGTTTAATTGTTGTTGATAGTGTTGCAGCACTAACACCAAAAGCAATAAAAGATGGCGAGGTAGGTGAAGCAAAAATGGCTGTTTTGGCTAGAATGATGTCAAAGGGTTTGCAACAAATAACAGAGCCTTGTTCAAATAACAAATGCACAGTTATTTTTATAAATCAAATTAGGCAGAAAATAGCTATGTATGGAGATACAAAAACAACAACAGGAGGTAAATCTTTACCATTTTTTGCAACACAAAGGATTGAAATAAAAAGAAAAGGTTGGTTAAAAGAATCAGAAAATACTGTTGGCTTTAAACAAAACATTAAAGTAGTTAAAAATAAAATAGGAACTCCATATAAAACAGCAGATTTTGACATAAGGTATGACACAGGAGTTGATGTTATAAGTGGATTGGTTGAATTATTTGTAAACAAAGGCATATTAGAAAAAAAAGGTGCTTATTACAAATACAATGGAGATACAATGGCACAAGGTTTAAAAAACCTTAGAGAATTATTGCTAGACAATGATGAATTTTTACAAGAATTAAAAAACAAACTAAAACAAACAAATGAGTAATATACAAATTTTCAACACAGATTTTAATATATCAAAATACAACATAAATGACTTAGATTATTTTGTTGGAGAAGATTTTGATAACCTAAAAACATTAGCAAAGTGTTTTGTTAATGTAAACTTTGATTACAAAATTGATGATGAAGGCGAGTATATATGCATAGAAACAACATCAAAAGATGTTCAAAACGATATTATATGTTTACTACATGAAATGGCAACAGTTGCTAAAGAAAACAGAAATGTAACCGAGCAAATAATACTAGGTATATTAAACAGCTTAAAAAAACCAAAACAATCCATAGGGTTAAACATATTAAAGAGTATTGATAGAAAACAAGTAAAAACAAAAAATGTAAGTCAAACTCAATTAGTAAAAGCTATTGAAAAAAACGATATGGTTTTTGCTATTGGTGCAGCAGGTACAGGAAAAACATTTATTTCAGTTGCAATGGCTGTAAAGGCTTTAAAAAACAAAGAAATAAAAAAGATAATTTTTACAAGACCTGCCGTAGAAGCAGGAGAAAGTTTAGGTTTTTTACCAGGAGATTTAAAAGAAAAACTAGACCCATATATGCAACCAATATATGATTCATTGAGCAAGTTCTATAAAAAAGAATCTTTGGATAAAATGATTGAAGATAGAGTTATAGAAATATCTCCTTTGGCATTTATGCGTGGTAGAACATTAGATGATGCTTATGTAATTTTAGATGAAGCTCAAAACACAACAGTAAATCAAATGCGTATGTTTTTAACTCGTATGGGGTTAAACTCAAAGTATATAATTACTGGTGACCAACACCAAATTGATTTACCAAAAAAAATAAAAAGTGGGTTGGTTGATGCAATTGCAAGATTTGGTAAAATAAATGGTATTGCAAAAGTAGAGTTTCACGAAAGTGATGTGGTTCGTCATAAGTTGGTAAAACTTATTTTAGAGGAATACAAAAAAGAAATTTAATTTATATTTGGTAATTAAAATAAAACCATTATATTTGTAATGTAATTAAAAAATAAATAAGATGAAAACAAAAACAGGATTAACAATAGTACATAGAGAATGTGGAACAATAGATGTTTACACAAAAGATGAAATTGAAAACCAAGCTTCAAAAGGTTTTTTTGAAAGAGCAAAGGGTTTTATTAACAAAAATTTTCTTGTTTTTGTTTTTATTTTACTTGGCTTTGCTTATTCAAATGCACAAGGTTCATTAGTTATTGATAATAGATTAGAGCCTTTAATGTTTGATTATGTAGAGGAAGCCAAAAAGAGAGGTTTGGATATAAGACCTTATTTGATTGAAAAAATTGATTATATTTCTTACACAGAAAAACTACCTTGGAAAACATTAGGTGTGTTTTTATATAGCCACAAAGCTGTTTTTATATCAGAGAGAATATCTTTTGATGATTTAGCAGTAAAAGTAACTTTATTCCATGAGGTTGGTCACGCACTTACAAATAAAAACCATGTTTGTAAAAATTGTGGGGATATAATGTCAGAATTTTCTCCTGATACTTTTGGTGTGTATTATGACAAAGAACAATGGCAAAAACATTTAGACAAATATTTTGAATACATAAAAAACAACTTAAATGAGGTTAGATAAATTAACTGCAATAAATTTTTTAACTTACAAAGAGCTTGATTATACATTTGAAAAAAAAGCATTGTTGGTTCAAGGCATAAATAAAACAGAGGAACACCAAAAATCAAATGGTAGTGGTAAGAGTGGCTTACAAACTGCAATAGAATTTTGTTTAACTGCTTCAAATAGTAGAGGAGTAAAAGATTGTGACCTTGTTACATTTGGAAAAAAACAAAGTGAATTAAATCTGTTTTTATCATGCGACCATAGAAAAGAAAACCTACATATAAATTGGATTATAAAAACAAAAGGTTCTAATTTACTAAAAATTAAATCAAAAAGTTTTAATGATTTAATTTATAAAGACGTTTCTTTTTCAAATGTAAATGATGGCAAAAAGTTTATTTTAAATTGGCTTGCTATTTCTAAAGAAGATTTGTTTAGCTATTTTATAATAAACAAAGCAAGGTTTAAATCTTTTTTTGATTCAAGTAATAAAGAAAAGGTTGCTTTGATTAATCGTTTTTCAGATGCAAGTATTTTGGATAATTTAGACAACTTAGATTATAGTCATGAGGTTGATTTACTAGAGCAAGAAAAAAGCAATTTGAACAAATTACAAGGAGCATTAGAGTTGGTAAAGGAAAACTATGAAAAAGAAAAAACAAAAGACCTATCTAAAGAAAAAGACAAAATAAAGAAAACCAAAGAACTAGAAATACAAGATTTAAAAGATAAAATAGACGATTATAAAGATGATATAGATGATTGCAATGAAGATATATCTGATATAAAAAAAGACTTAAAAAACTACGAAAAAAAGAAAGTAGAAATAAATAGTGATATAAAAGAAATATCTTTAAAAATAGAATCAAAAAAAGAGGATTTAAAAAAACTAAAGGAACAGCACCAAGAAAGCAAAGATGTTTTAAAATCATTTGTATTTACACCTTATGAAAGCCAAAAGAATGAGATACAAAAAACAATAGATGATATAAACAAAAAAATATCAAATATACAACATAAGGTATTAAATAACGACAAAGAAACATACAACAAAGAACAAGAGTTAGAAAAGCACAAAGTAATGTTAAAAGGTGCTATTTCTTGCCCTAGTTGTTCACATAGTTTTGTGCTAGATAATGATTTAAGTATAGATGAAATAAAGCAATCAATATCTAAAATACAAATAACATTAAAAGACCTTACAAAAAACAAAGAGAAATTACAAAAAGAAATAGATGTTCTTAAAAACAACTCTTTGCCAATAGAACAAGAAAAACTTTTGGAGATAAAAGGTTTTGAGGACAAAGAAGAAAAACAACACATATTGTTAAAATCAAATGTTCAAAGAAAACTTGATGAATTTATGTTATGCAAAGATGAATTGTTATTAATTAAAGATACAAAAGATAAATACAAAGATTCTATACAAAACATAAATGATGAAATATACGAAGCCAAAGAAGAAGCAAAAGAAACAAATGCATCCATTAAGTCTTTAAAGCTAAAAATAAAAGGTTTAAAGGAACAAATAAAACTTTTAAAGCAAAGTATATCAAGCATAAAATTAAGTGAAAATAAAGAGCTTTTAAATGATTATTTAAAGCAAATAGAACAATATGAAGTAAAGGTTAATTCTCAAAGTATTGTTGTTTCAGAAATAAGCGATAAAATACAAGATTTAAAAACATGGAAAAATAGGTTCAAGGAGTTTAAATCATACGTTGCAAATAAATCATTAGAAATAATGGAGTATCATTGCAATAGATATTTAAAAGAAATGAACACAGATATGCGTGTTGTTTATGATGGTTTTAAAGTACTTTCAAATGGTAAAATTAAAGATGAAATATCAGCAAAAGTTTCAAGAGGTGAAGACAGGGAGTTTTATTCTTTTAGTGCAGGTGAAAGAGGTATTGTTTTATTTTCTTCAATTCTTGCTAATAGGTATCTAATAAACAATTCACACCCTTATGGTGGGTTGGACTTTTTGAGTATAGATGAAGTTTTTGAGGGTGTTGATTCACTTGGTTTAAATATATTGTTAAAATCAATTCAAGACCAAAACATAACAATAATGGTTATTACTCATGTTAGTGATGAACATATAGGTGGAGATAAATTAACAATAATAAAAGAAAATGGAATTAGTAAAATAGTAAAATAAAATGAAATTTTTAAGAAAAAATAAATATTACGATGGAGTTGTTTATGAATGGAATCTTCCTAGTGGGTTCACATGCCCTTTTGCACTAGAATGCTTGGTTAAAGTTGATAGAGAAACAGGTAAGTTTGATAACAAAAGTAATTCTTATAGATGCTATTCTGCAATGCAAGAAAGATTCCCTAATGTAAGAGAGCAAAGGTGGAAAAATTTTGACTTTTTAAGAAAAGGTGGAATTCCTGAAATACCAAAAAAAGCAAAGCACATAAGGATACATATGAGTGGTGATTTTTATTCACAAAGCTATTTTGATATGTGGGTTGATTTATGCAAAAAAAACTCTGATGTTGAGTTTTGGGCATATACAAAAAGTTTAAAATATTGGGTTAATAGAATTAATGAAATACCAACAAATTTAATTTTAACAGCAAGCAGGGGTGGAAAATTTGATAATTTAATAGAAGAATATAACTTAAAAAATGTTGAAGTTATAAAAAAAATAGAAGATGCAAATGGTAGACCGATAGACGAAAAAGATAGAGAAGCTAGAAAACCCTTTGTTAATTTTTGTTTGCTTGATAATTTTGCAAAAAAATAGTAAAATAATGTTTGATTTAATTATAGGAATTGACCCAGGTAACTCTGGGTTTTTTTCGTTTTATAACACTAGGAATAAAACGTGGGATTTTAAAGAAATGCCAAAAGAAAAAATAGACAACAAAAAGATATTTAGTATAAATGGATTAATAGAGCTATCAAAAGAAATATTGAAAAATGTAGAACCTAGCAAAGTTTGTGTGATAATGGAAGATGTTCATGGTAGAGGGGGTTGGAGTGCTACTAATAATTTTAACTTTGGAGAAAATTATGGAGCATTAAAAATGTTTGCAAATATTGTTTCTAAAAACATTGAGTACATAAGACCACAAAAATGGCAATCTTTTATAAGAAAAGGTTACAAGCCAATTAGAGTTCTTAGTGGTAGTGGAAAAACAATGGTTGTAGATTCAAAAGCAACAGCAGAAATGATTGTAAAAAAAGAGTTTCCTAATATTGATTTTAGAAGAACAACTAGAAGCAAGAATTTAGACCACAATAAAATTGATTCATTTTTGATAGCATTATATAAAATTAGAAGATTAAATGGCTAACTATAAAATAGATAAAATAAACAAAAAAGTAATTTTAGAATTTGCCTATGATGAAGAAATTGTAAGAGATATAAAATTATGTGATTATAACGCTAGTTGGAATCCAGAGGAAAAATTTTGGACTATACCAATTAACAATTACTCAAAAAACAGAATTTCATCACTTATAAAAAAGCATGGTTTTAAAAAGCAATTACTAGAAGAGGAACTAGATGTTGAACATAGTTATGCAATAGACGATAATTTAAAAAATAGGCTTTTTAAAAAGTGTGAAAAACAAGGGTGGACTTACATACCTAGATTATACCAAATAGAAGCATTGAATTATGCTTTGGAAAAAAATAGTTTTATAAATGGAGATGATGTAGGATTGGGAAAAACATTTGAGTCCATAATGTACACAGAAATTACAAATTCATTTCCTTGTTTGGTAATAACACCTGCTTCAGTTAAATATAATTGGAAAGAGAAATGGTCAGAGATTGTTTCTAAAAATCGTAGTATTTCAGTAATTGAAACAGGTAGTGGAGAAAAAAACAACGATTGGAACGCAGATGTGATTATAATTAATTATGATATATTAGGCAAAAAAGCAGGTAAGGGTAGTACATTTAGATTTGATGAATTAATTGAAACTAAATGGAAAATGTTAATTTGCGATGAAGCACATTATTTAAAAAACACCAAAGCAAGAAGGAGTAATATCACAAAACGTATTGCTAGAAAAGTTGATAAAAAGCAATTGTTAACAGGTACAGCAACACAATCAAAACCTGTTGAATTGTGGAACTTATTAGACATAGTTGAAAAAACAAGTGAAATATCAAATAGTTGGAAACAATATGTTTATAGATATTGTGGTGCTTTCATGGGGTTTAGAGGATTAGACACAAGTGGTGCAACAAATATGAAAGAATTAAATAAGCGTTTAAGAGAATCATGTTATTTAAGGCGAGAACAAAGCGATGTTTTAACAGAGCTACCTATGTCTAACAAGCAAGTAATTTATCTTCCAATAACAAATAAGTCAAAGATAAAAAAGGCAACAAAAGATATAATAGAATACATAAAGCAAACCAAAGGAGAGGAAGCATCAGAAAAAGCAATGGAAGCAGAACACCTTGTTGCATTATCAGAGTTAAGAAAACTATCAATAGAGGGCAAGTTAAAAGCCATTGAACAATACATATCAGATTGGAAAGAAAGTGGTTTAAAACTACTTGTTTTTGGCGTACACAAAGAACAATTAGAATATCTTTGTAATAAATTTAATGGAGATTTAATTGCAGGTGGTGTTAGTTCCAAAAAGAAACAAGAAATTGTAAATGATTTTAAAGAAAATGATAAACAGTTTTTGTTTTTAAATATACAAAGTGGTGGTACTGGGATTGATGGTTTGCAAAAAAGTTGCTCCAATATGCTTATTTTAGAGTTACCTTGGCTACCAAGTGATTTAACACAAGTTTTTGGAAGGCTAGTTAGGTCAGGTCAAACCAAGTCAGTAAACATTAACTTTATGTTATCAAAAGAAACTATTGATTTACAAATGTGGGAAATGTTAGAGGAAAAAGAATTTATTACCACAGCAGTAAACAAGGGGGTTAATGTAAGAAAACAAAAAAGTGGAATGCAAGAAGTTTTAAAAAAGATTTTGTTATTAAAATAATTTTTATATATTTGCATACGTAATTGAAATATAGAGTATGAAAAAAACGATTTTAACAATAATTGCTTTAACGCTAATGTCTTTTAAAGATGTTAGTGTTGAAACAATTAAATTTATGGAAAGTAGCAACAGGGAACACGTTATTGGTGACAATAATAAATCTTATGGAATATTGCAAATACAACAAGGAGTTATAGATGATGTAAATAGAGTATTTAAAACAAGTTATGTTATAGAAGATGCTTTGGAAGAATCTTGTTCTGAAGAAATATTTTATTATTATCTTAGTTATGGCATAAAGTTGTATAAAGAAAAGCATGGTAAATTACCAACAGAGGAACAAATTGTTAGAATGTGGAATGGAGGTATCTATAAAGGATATAAATATAAATCAACAATTAAATATGCAAAAAAATATTTTAAACTAAAAAACAAAAACAAAACAAATGAGTAAAGTAGAATTAATAAGTAAAACAGTTGGGGTAGGTAGATACTCTGAATTAAACAATGAGGAAATAATTGCAGCAGTAGCAAGGCATGGAACTATCAAGGAAGATAACGGAAGATTGGTTAAGTACTTAATGAACCATAAACATTGGAGTCCATTACAACATATATCATTCGGTTTTAGAATTGAAACTAGGAGAAGTATATCAGCACAAATATTTAGACATAGAAGTTTAAATGGTCAAGAATGGAGTTTAAGATATGCTGAACCTTTAGGTTTTGAAAATATAGATTTAAGGAAAGAGCATCCTACCAATAGACAAAGTTCAACAGATAGTTTTGACCCTGTAATAGTTGGCTTGCCTGCAAGTGAATTGATAGAGTTACTTTTTGATAGAACACAATCATTATACAATGATTTAATAGACGCAGGTGTCGCTAAAGAATGTGCAAGAGATATACTACCATTGTGTACTAAAACTACAATACATATCACAGCTACTTTAAGAGATTTACTAGGATTGCTTAATGTTCGTATGGAAAAAGGTACGCAAAAAGAGTTTAGAGATATTGCCACATTGATTGGAGAGAGTTTAGAAAAAGAGTTACCTGATGTATTTAGTAAAATAGATTGGAGAAACGGACTATTTATGTAATAAATAAAAATAAAAAAATGAACAAAACAGAACCGATTTTAAAAGAAAACAAAGACAGGTTTGTAATATTCCCAATACAACATCATGACATATGGGATTGGTACAAAAAGCAAGAAGCAAGTTTTTGGACAGCAGAAGAGATAGATTTACACCAAGATGTAACGGATTGGAATACAAAATTAACTAAAGACGAAAAATATTTTATAAAACATATTTTAGCATTTTTTGCAGCAAGTGATGGTATTGTTAATGAAAATCTTGCAGAAAATTTTGTTTCAGAAGTGCAGTACTCAGAAGCCAAGTTTTTTTATGGCTTCCAAATAATGATGGAAAACATACATTCTGAGGTATATTCTTTATTAATAGATACTTATGTAAAAGACGATAAAGAAAAAGACGAGTTGTTTAATGCCATTGAGGTTTTTCCTGCAATTAAAAAGAAAGCCGAGTGGGCATTAAAATGGATTGAGTCTCCATCATTTGCAGAACGCTTGATTGCCTTTGCAGCAGTTGAAGGTATATTCTTTTCAGGAAGTTTTTGCTCAATATTTTGGCTAAAAAAACGTGGTTTAATGCCAGGATTAACTTTTTCAAATGAATTGATTTCAAGAGATGAGGGGCTACATTGTGATTTTGCAACATACTTACACAATAACCATATTGTAAATAAAGTTCCAAAAGAAAGAATTAAGGAAATTATTACAAATGCACTTGATATTGAAAGAGAATTTATCACAGAATCATTACCTGTTAGTTTAATAGGAATGAATAGTAAATTAATGGCTCAGTATTTAGAGTTTGTTACAGATAGGCTTTTGGTTGAATTTGGGTGTGATAAAATATATAATTCCGCAAATCCTTTTGACTTTATGGAAATGATATCACTAGAAGGAAAAACAAACTTTTTTGAAAAGCGTGTTTCCGAGTATCAAAAAGCAGGAGTAAAAAGTGGAGGAACAGGGTCAATTAGCTTTGATGAAGATTTTTAAAAAATAAACAATAAAAAATAAATGTTAGTAACAAAACGAAACGGAAAAAAGGAAGCAGTATCCTTTGATAAAATAAAAAACAGAATAAATAAAATGTGCTATGGGTTAAGTGAAAGTGTAGACCCAGTAAAAGTAGCAATGCGAGTTATAGAGGGATTATATGATGGTGTTTCTACCATTGAGCTAGATAATCTTGCATCAGAAACAGCAGCTACAATGACAACAACGCACCCTGATTACACTAAATTAGCAGCTAGAATATCAGTATCTAATTTGCACAAAAACACTAAAAAAACATTTTCTGATGTAATGGATGATTTATACCATTATGTTAATCCAAAAACAGATAAAAAAGCACCATTGCTTGCAGATGATGTTTACAAGGTAATTAAAGAAAACAAAGAAACATTAAACTCAGCTATTGTTTATAGTCGTGATTTTGGCTATGACTATTTTGGGTTTAAAACACTAGAAAGGTCTTATTTATTAAAACTAGATGGTAAAATAGCTGAAAGACCACAACATATGTTAATGCGTGTTTCTATTGGTATTCACAAAAACGATATTAAAGAAGCAATTAAGACCTATGACTTAATGTCAAAAAGATACTTTACACACGCAACACCAACATTATTTAATGCAGGCACACCAAAGCCACAAATGTCATCATGTTTTTTATTGCAAATGCAAGATGATAGTATTGAGGGAATATACGATACATTAAAACAAACTGCAAAAATATCTCAATCAGCAGGTGGTATTGGTTTGTCAATACATAGTATTAGAGCAACAGGTTCATATATTGGTGGTACAAATGGAACTTCAAATGGTATTGTGCCAATGCTAAAAGTGTTTAACGATACAGCAAGATATGTTGACCAAGGTGGTGGTAAAAGAAAAGGTTCGTTTGCAATGTATTTAGAGCCTTGGCACGCAGATGTTTTTGACTTTTTGGATTTAAGAAAAAATCATGGTAAAGAAGAAATGAGAGCAAGAGATTTATTCTATGCTATGTGGATTTCAGATTTGTTTATGAAGCGTGTAGAGCAAGATTTAGAATGGACTTTAATGTGTCCTAATGAATGTCCAAATTTATACGATACATATGGTGATGAATTTGAAGCTCTTTATACAAAGTATGAAAAAGAAGGTAAAGGTAGAAAAACTATTAAAGCAAGAGAGCTTTGGGAAAAGATATTGGAAGCACAAATTGAAACAGGCACACCTTATATGCTTTACAAAGATGCTGCCAACAAAAAATCAAACCAAAAGAATTTAGGAACAATACGCTCAAGTAATTTGTGTACTGAGATAATGGAATACACAGCAAAAGATGAAGTTGCAGTATGTAATTTAGCATCTATTGCTTTGCCAAAATTCATTAAAGAAAAGGATGGAACAAATTATTTTGACCACCAACTATTATTTGATGTTACCAAGAAAATTACTAAGAATTTAGACACAGTAATTGACCAAAACTATTATCCAATTAAAGAAGCTGAAAACTCTAATTTTAGACATAGACCAATAGGTTTAGGTGTTCAAGGATTAGCTGATGCATTCATAAAGTTACGATTACCATTTACAAGTGATAAGGCAAAAAGGTTAAATAAAGATATTTTTGAAACCATTTATTTTGCAGCAGTTACTGCATCAATGGAATTAGCTAAAGAAAAAGGTGCTTACAAAACATTTGAGGGTTCGCCAATGTCAAAAGGTGTTTTTCAGTTCAATATGTGGGGTGTTAGTGAGGATGATTTAAGTGGTAATTGGGATTGGAATACTTTAAGAGATAAGGTTGTAAAAAATGGTGTTAGAAATTCATTGTTGGTAGCACCTATGCCTACTGCATCTACATCTCAAATACTAGGTAACAATGAAGCATTTGAACCCTACACTTCTAATATTTATACTAGGAGAACATTAAGTGGAGAGTTCATTGTTGTTAATAAACATTTGCTTACAGATTTAATTGAACTAGGCTTGTGGGATAACAATATGAAAGAGGAAATAATGAGAGCAAATGGTTCTATACAACACATTTAGTCTATTCCGCAAGATATTAAAGAGCTATACAAAACTGTTTGGGAATTAAGTATGAAAGATATTATAGATATGGCAAAAGAGAGGGGTTATTTTATTGACCAATCTCAATCAATGAACCTTTTTATGCAAGACCCTAATTATGGAAAATTAACATCTATGCATTTTTATGTTTGGAAGTCAGGTTTAAAAACAGGTATGTATTATTTAAGAACAAAAAGTGCTGTAAATGCAATTCAATTTACAGTATCTAATGACAAGAAAAAAGAAGACGAACCACTTACACCAGAAGAATTAAAAGCGATGTTAATTGCATCTCAAAACAATCCTGATGACTGTGAAATGTGTGGTTCTTAAACAAACAAGGGAGTGTAAAAACTCCCTTTAAAAAAAACATTATGCAAAACAAAGGTCAAAATATTATATTAGCATTATTATCCATAGGGTTAATTTATTTAATCTTTTTTAAAAATGATAGTGATGTTATTGAAGTAAAGACAAAAGAGGTTGTAAAAATAAAATATGAC